CGTGCACGTCAGGGCTACTTGTCAGCTGACGCATAATAAACTTAATTAGCTTCGGCTAGTTAAATAGGTTTAGCTGGTGCTAAGAGTTGAAAGGTTGTCATCCTTCGGGCAACCCTCTTAGTGCCAGCTATTTCCTTTTAAATGGAAAATTTTGTACAATAGATAGAGAACAATTTATCAACGAAGGATTAAACATATGACAAGACAACCAGTATTTACAACACAAGTTCTAGCAGGATGTGAAATGTATAACTCTCCTAAAGCTGGACAAGAAGTAGCAGGCATTATGCCTAGTTTTATTCAATCTGATACTGAACTTGCTCCACCTTCTGGTGTGGAATATGTTCCACCCGTACCAACTTGTATTCATTGGAATGAAATGAAGCAAGAAAGATGCAGGGCACCGCAAGCTAAAAAAACTGAATATTGCATTGGCCATTTAAATCAACAGGCTAAAGCAGCAAAGTCTAAAGAATAGGAAACTGATATGGCACTAGACCCAACAACTGGTTTAAACTCTTACTATCTTATCTCATTACTTGAGAGTCTTTCTCAATTACAAATTGGCTATGACCAAGATGTTGATGATATTGACCAGGACTTAGTGCTCCAATTTCTTAAAGAAGGTTTCCAAACAATAGTAGACTCTGAAGTTCGTTGGCCTTGGTTTGAAACAAGTTATATTACAACTATTGATACTGAAACTAATGGTGGTTCTGGTGTTATTGGTGGAAACCAAGCAGTGTTTATTGTTACAAACTCTTATGCTCCATCTCCATATGTTACAATTGGTGCTGCTGTAAGCATGCAAAGTATTAAAGAATTAATTAACGTTATATCTATTCAAGGAACTGAACAATATAATAATCTTGGTGTTGAATTAATTTATCTAGGTCAACACCAAGCTGAAAGATGGTGGTTAGGTTCGACCAATCAACCTGGTATTCCATCTTACTTCTCGTTGTGGTCTAACTCATTGTATGTTTGGCCGCGCCCAAATCAATTATACACACTCTATCTAAGAGGATATCGTCAACCAAATCTTGAATGGCTATTAGACTCAGATAACTCACAAAGCTTAAACTACGTAGACTTAGACCTTGAACTACAAGCATGCTTGATATCTTATACGATGTCACGCATCTATCAGTTCCAAGAAGACCCTGAAATGGCAGGCGTTTATTCAAATCAATTCCAAGCTAATATGAAAAACTATCAGGATTACTTAACAGCACCATCAAGCAACCAACCACTTGTATTTGCTGGTGGGTTGCAACTTGATGGTACATACTGGTATGGTCGTCCAGGCATACGCGTACTTCCTAGTTCTACTTCAATTCCTAGTGCGGTGGCTTGGTAAATAATGGGTTTTCAAAAACGTCCTGAACGTGGATATTCTGTTCCAATTGCGGTGCAGCAGGTTGCTGACTTTACTGGCGGACTTAACTTTCGTGCAGACCAATTTCAGTTAAAGCCTAATGAATCACCAGGAATGCTCAACGTAGAAATTGACCCACGTGGTGGTGTGTTTTCTCGTGCAGGTTTTCAAATAAAGAATCCTAATCCAATATCATTTAGTGGTGATTGGAATCCTAAAACTTTATATAATTATAAATATTTAGCAGACCCACAAATCATGTTATCAACTGGTTATCAAACAACTGGTTCAATTGATGGTAGAGTTTATAAATCAAATGGTGGAAACTTTTCTACTTTAAATATTAACTCAGTAACTCCATTAAGTGTTAAGTCTTTAAACGGTGCATCATTTACTCAGTGGGAAGATACTCTTTACATTGCACTTGGTAAGTCTGCGCCTCAGATGTATAAGTGGACAGTGGGTCAAACATACGCAACACCATTGCTTGCATCGGGTCCAACATGGCAACCATACCAATTGCCAGTTGGTGGCTATATGCCTCGCGCAGAACTAACAGTTGCTCATGCTAATAAATTATTTGTAGCTAATACTTATGAATATAATAGTGATGCAACACCAACATTAACCGCATATCCTAACAGACTTCGTTGGTCACATGAAAGCTCACCAGAGAACTGGTTCCAAGATGACTACATAGATATTATTGCAGGCGGAGATGGTATTCGTGGTATCCAAATAGTTGATGGTCAGCTAATGATATTTAAACAAAAAGCTATTTATCTTCTTATGGGTTATGATGCTGACTCATTCCAGCTTGTAGAAGTATCAACCAACTTAGGCATTGACACACCTCAGCAAGCTGTTGCTGGTAACGGTGGAGTATATTTCTTTGACTGGCCGCAAGGAATGTATTTCTATAATCGCAATGGCATACAAGATATTTTTGAACGTATAAGACCACTTATTATTAACGGTGAAATTAATTCTACTGCAACTAATACAATAACATTATCATTTGTACGTAATAGAGTTTGGGTTTCATTACCCTATGCTCCATCAAGTCAAGGTTCACCACCAGCATATCCAACTGTTAACTTAATATTTGATGCAACTATTGGACCCAACGGTGCTTATAGTATGTTCCAAACTTCACCATCATATGAAGACAATACACCATTAGGTGTAGCTGGTTATGGTTTAGTTTCTGGTTGTGATTGGCGCACTGCTGATGACACTCCATTTTATTTAATGACAAGTCAAGATGATGAATTCCCATATGTTTATTTTGTTGATGATTACAACTATACTGTTGATGATATTGCTGGTACTCCAGAACAATTTACTGGAAGATTTCCATCTTATTATCGCACATCATGGTTTGATGACAGGGGTTATGCACAACTAAAAACTTTTATTCGTCCGTACTTTGTATTTAAAGAAGTATCAATTTATACTCTTTTAAGACTTGGTCGATATAGAAATTTTGATGAAACAAATCAATATGGTGGAACACGTTCAATTACATTAATTGGAACTTCAACTGGTGGAACGTATTCGACAGATGGTTCTGGTGGTGTATATGGCACAGCATTATACGGTGGTTCTACAGTAGGTGCAACTATTAAACGTAAAGGTGTTGCGCCTTTAGGAAAAGGTTATGCAATGCAGTTAGAGTTTAGAGGACCTGACGATACAACAGATTCAGAACTTTTCCCAGGTAGAAAATGGGGATTGAATTCAATAGCTTACAAATACAAGAGAAGAAGAATTAGGAGTACATAACAATGGCTACACTTACCATACCATTTCCAGACTTTCAAAATGGTGCACCAATTGTTGCAGCACAAAATAACTCAAACAATGCTGCAATAGTTAACTTTACTAACGGCTTATCTGCTGGTTCAAACTTTGATACTGGTGCAATAGGAAGTGCATCAATAGCAGCTCAAGCTATTACCACTGCACTTATTGCTGATGGTAACGTAACAAGCGTTAAACTAGCAGCATCATTAACTTTTACTACACCAATACTTGGAGTGGCTAGCGCAACATCAATTACGGTTGGCAGCGTTGCTGGACTTTCAGTGCCAAGTAATGGAATATTAGTACAAGGCAATGTTGTTTATCATATGGAAATTAACTCACAGGTTGCTAGCTATACTCTAACATTAGCAGACGATGGAAAACTTGTTCAAGTAGCTAATGCATCAGCAGTTAACGTAACCATTCCATTAGAGTCTTCTGTAGCATTTCCAATCGGTACACAGATTACTGTTTTGCAAACTGGCATTGGACAGATAACATTTGTTCCAGCTTCTGGTGTTACTTTAAATGGTAACCCTGGAGTAAAAACTCGTGGACAATGGACTGCTGGTACTTTAATTAAAAGAGCAGCAGATACTTGGGTAGTTATCGGAGACTTGAGCGCATAATGCCATTTCCAATTGGAGTTGTAGACGCTGGCGGAGATTCCGTTGGCACACCAGTAATTGGTACAGCCACACCTGGGAATACTAAAGCTACTATTACTTTTACTCCACCAGCTTATACTGGCAAAGGTGGAATAACTTATACAGCTACATCATCACCAGGTGGATTTACTGGAACAGCATCAGGCTCACCAATTGCTGTAGAAGGTTTAACTAATGGAACATCTTATACTTTTACAGTTTATGGAATGACTGATTATGGAATTCAGTCCGCCTCTTCATCAGCATCAAATGCTGTTACTCCGTTTGCTCCTCCAGTTTGTCCTGCGTATGGAACACTACTTGCAGCAAATCAATGCAGTGGTTTTACTCTTTATAACTTACGTGCTGACGGTACTTGTGGCACGTACAACGAAATACTACAAACTAATAGCACGAGCTGTGGATATACTCCACCTCCGCCGCCATGCACACCATACGGAACATTCTTAACATCAGGATGTGTTGGACAAAATCTATATTACTACTACGCTGATGGAAGTTGTGGTTCTTATGGTGTAGACCAAGGACCAGCTGTACAATGTGGTTATGTTCCAACTCCAGCCTGTACGTGTTGTGTCGGCGTAGCTGTTTCAGACAGTTGTTGTATGCCACCAAGTCGTTTATATGGTCGCAATGGTATTCAGTATAATGGTAGTTGTGGTGCTGCTGGTGGCTCGGGAACATCTTGTGGTGGAGCATGCGCTGGATGTAGTTGTCCAGCATTTACTTCATGGGGTGCATGGACATATATAAATTCTGGTTTTTGCTATCCTGATGGATGCTCAATAAATTAAAAGAAGGAAGATATAATGAAGGAAGAATTAATAGGTGAAAATATAAAGTTTGATTATTTTGCTTGTGTAGTAGATGGTGAGTTTACTGGAGCCGTGGGAGTTTCATATAACATGCCAGCTTTAGTTGCAGGTATGAATTCAAATCCAACAATAATTCCAATTACTAAAGAACAAGCATTTGAATTACGTTTAGGTACAATTTGGGACGGTAAAGAATTTAAATTAGCGAAGGAATAAATAATGTCAGCTTGGAAGGAATATAAAGCTAAAGCAGGTATAACTAGACCTTGGGATTTTTTAAATCCAAACACTGAGTATGCTAGTGATGAAGAAGAAAGCACTAGGTATTCAATGTGTATGGATTGTCCAGAGTTTATTAAAGCAACTACTCAATGCAAACAGTGTGGGTGTATTATGAAAGCTAAAGTTAAATTAAAATTAGCTACATGTCCAATAGGTAAATGGTAATATGGCAAGGTTGGCTATAGGTTATACTGCAACTGCAGGAATGAAACCAACTACGCCTACCATTGGTACGGCAACAGCTGGTAATGCCCAAGCTTCTGTAGCTTTTACTGCTTCAAGCTACATAGGCAAGGGCACTATTAGCTATACCGTAACATCTAGTCCTGGAAGTTTTACTGCTTCTGGTTCCAGTTCACCACTTACTGTTACAGGATTAAGCAATGGTACAGCCTATACTTTTACGGTGATAGGCACTACTAATTATGGTGTAGCTTCGGCCACATCATCTGCATCTAATTCGGTAACACCAACAGTTCCAGCTTGCACATCATGCACCTATGCTTATACTACGGTAAACGGTGCAAACTGCGGTACTTGTGGAATCATCCCATGTGGTTCTAACAGTTGGCCAGCTTATGATACCTACTGGTATACTGGTAGTCCATCAGGATGCAGTGGTTGCAATCCAGTTAACGGTTCATGGTACTGCGCAGCTAACGGAGGGTACACATGCGGAGTTCCACCATGCTGATAAGTTTAAAATAGAAAGAAGGACACATGTCAAATCCAGATATAACAAGTATGCCAAATCCAACAACTCACAAGGGTTATGTTTTCGTCATTGATGGGGAAGTTGGTAATAAAATTTACTATGATAGAAGCATTGAAATAGCCATAGCTGCTATGGACTCTGACCCAAAGGTTATTCCTTTAACTGATGAAGAGTTTCATAATGTGGGTATTGGTTGGACTTTTGACGGAACTAACTTTATTCCGCCAACACAATGAAAAATTTTCGCTATAATAATAAGAGGTAATTTACATGGCTTTTGACCCATCAATATATGAACAGCAACGCAGGGCTTTGCAGACCAACTTTGCTCAACAGCAGGCTCTCAATACTTTCAAGCGTTATTTGGCAGAGACAGCTGGTCAACGCCCTATTACCACCATACAAGAAGCAGCTTTTGGTGCACAGAAGCAAGTGCCAAGACTTACTGCAAACTATGGTCAGCGTGGACTTTATGGAAAAGGTGTTCGTTCTGGTGTGTATAATAAAGCATTGGGAGATTATGCTTCGGAAAGAGCTAGGCAATTAGGCTATGCTCAAACTGACTTGGCTAATCAGCAAAGAGGATATGACTTGGCCGCAACACAAGGTTATGAGTCTTATCAAGACGCTTTAAAGAATCTAGAATCAGATAAGTCAAGACAAATAGCTGCAGATGCTGCAGCTCTAATGGAATTAAGGTAGGATAATATGGCTGTAACAAAGTATGAACCAGCACCTCCAGGTGCACGTCCAGGGGCTAAGGCTGCAGGCATTGGTGCACCTTCTGTATTTAATCCAGTTGTGCCTCCATCTGCACCAGGTGCAAGTGGTGCCGACATGGCGGGTGACTTTCAACTTCCTACATATGATTGGTCAAATGTTATACTTGGTAGTGGTGGTAGCAATATACCTCGTTCATACTATGATGCATTGGGTGCTGCTCGTACTAGTGAAGCAGATACCGCAGCACAAAAGCTTGATTTAGAATATCAAAAAGCTCAAAAAGATTTAGAGTTTAAAAATCTTGACCTAGCTAGAAAAGCAGCAGGAGCACAATCAGCTTTAGAATATTACCAAAGCCAACTTGGAAATGTTGCAGGTGGTGCAATTCCAGAAACATTAGCTACTACTTTAGAGGACCAAAGAAATCAACGTACAGATTTTGCAAACACTACTTATAATAATCTTTTAAATAGATTAGGTACTGCCTATACACAGGCTGGCAATTTAACTAATGAAGGTTTTGCTAA